GCATCAAGTGCAGCAACATCACGCTGGCGCTGCTGCATATCAGTAATGGTTGCATTTGCCAGCTCCAGCTCACTGACTTTTTTATCGCGCTGCTCTTTGTAGGTTATGGCGTTATCACGGTAATGATTCAGCCCCAGACTAAGCGCACCACAGGCCACCAGCAGGGCAATGATGACCACGCACAGTACGCGGTTCATTTCACCACCAGCGTATCTGACCGATGAAATAACCGGAGGCCATAATCACAAACACCAGCCAGATAAGAATGAACTTCCAGGTGGATAATTTTTCAGCCATCACTCGAATCTCCCGAATCAGTTTGCTAAAATCAAACACACTTTCTCCTTTGACTTTTCCAGAGTCAGGAAACACAAAACCCCGCTTGCAGCCAACAAACGGGGTTTTTACTTTTATTCACTTAGTTTTTGTCAGTTCGCAGGATTTCGTGTTATCCGTCCGTGTGAGCAAACCGCATTTTTCAGCAAAATATTCTGCTTATCTGTCAATTCCCCAGCACGCCAGCGCACTCTCCTGGTCGCGACGGGATACCTGACCGTAACAGTTGTTTGAGCGAATACGGCAGTCTCTGCCACCGTCCTTAATCCACCAGCGAATCGCCTCACACGCCCCCCTGCGATCGCCTGCATTAATTCGTTTATAAAACGTCGACGGGAAACACTTACCGGGACCAATGTTGTACGGACAGAATGACGCGATCCCCGCTTTCTGGGGTTCGGTCAGTGGCACTCTGATGTTTTTCTCCACCCACGCCAGCGCTTTATCACGCTCAATGGCGTTAACCTGGTCGCATTTTTCCTTCGACAACTTCATGCCCGGAACGACAGGTTTGCCATCCACCATGATGGCACCACGGCAGATGGTCCAGATACCTGCACCATCACGGTATGCCGTGGTGTGATTGCCTTCCTTTTCATCCAGAAACTGGTCGAGAATGTCAGGCGCAGGCGCACCAGCGGCAATCAGCGCCAGAACGGCAGCCGACAGGCCGTATTTGATTTTGGTGTTCATGGATATTTATCAGGATTTATCGGCAACAGATAACGAGCCAGCTTATATACGTCCTTTAAGATAAGTCAGTCCTGGATGAAACCAGTAAGCCGGCACTTTTTTAAAGGGCGGATTATCAAAATCACGAAGAAGAGCCTCCCGCACAACTGCATCCTTGTCCGCACCACTGGCCAGCGCTTCAATCTCAGCAGCTATCTGCAGATATCCCATGCAACGGCCAACGCGCTTCATCAGCCCCTGCTTTTTATTGTTCTTCAGGTAATCAATGGCAAATTCAATGAGCTCCTCACTGTGCTGGTGCGATGGAGGTGTTAGTTTCCCATTTTCTGTGATGGTTATTTTCCCGGCATCACCGGATACAACAAAGGATGGCCGGTTACACTCCCATTCCAGGTCACTGAAATTATCATTATGAATACTGAAACACTCTGCGAGATTTCTGCTCATCACTTTCCGACAATAATCGTCAAACGCAGCAAACTGCTCATCGCGGCGTTTTTTTTCATCTTCAGAAGGCATCAGCGTCGACAGTTTTTTATTCAGTTCAGCAATTTCATTTTCCAGGCGACTGAAGCGCTGATTCATTTCTTCATGGTTCATTATTCACTCTCCCCGGGCGGCCTTACGCCGGTCCTCTCTGATTTTGAAATACAGGTTAGTCAGATATGTCAGCAGCCCAAACAGCAGACTCCCCAGCACGCCTATTGCCGCCCACTGAGACGGGGAAACCCTGTCCAGCAACTGCAGGAACCAGTAGCCCGTTCCCACCGCTGACGTGGTGTATGACACACCTGTTGTGATTTTTTCCATCTGGTACATACCCCGTCTCCCGCAATCCGGAAGCTCACAACAACAAGAGGGGCATCAGCTCACACCGACAGCCCCTGCGCATGGTTACATCATCATTTCGCCGTCAGGCTGAGGCTCACTGCTACCATCAGGCTGAGACCCGACGCCATCTGAAACAGCACTGTCATCCGCAATGCCTTCCGGCTCCGGAACAGTCGGTGCGCCCAGCAGTTCATCCAGAATGGCATCCACTTCTGCATCAAGACGCGCCTCAAGGTTCTGCCGAAGTTGCTGTTTCAGTGCGCTTCTGACTTCTTCAGAGCGCAGGACTTCCTTCACTGCTTCAGCAGTGACCAGCGATTTTATTTCTGACATGGTATTTTCTCGTTGAAAGGTGTTGTTAAGAAAGTTGCTACGGAATGAGAGGCTCTTCGGGTTTTGTTCCGGCTGACTGACTGGCACTGATTTTCTCAGCGGCCCTTTTGTCAATCTGTCTGCGCCAGAAATCTCTCACGACTCTGTACCCACCAGAAAGAAGATACAGCACACAAACTGCTGTACAGAAATACAACATAATCAGCTGTAAAAATGTCATTATTCATCTCCATTATTGACATGGTCAATGCCTGCCAGTAAAAAACTCCTGCATTTTTTGCTCAGCATATTTTTGCTAAGGATGTAGCGACTTCTGCCGCCGGTTCTGGCTCCTTGTTTTCCCTGCCACGGCGGTCTTTTTTTTCCTGCTTACGGGTTATTCACTTCCACTGTTATACTTTCAATCAGCACCGTATACGTCGCCGCTTTTGTGATATCCGTTACACGTAATTTGTCTGCCGCAAAAGAACCTACCGGAGACTGCGACAGCATGAACGGTGCACCATCCTGACCATCAATCACCGGCGTCACCTGAATGCTGTTATTACCGGCAAAACGGAAGCCCAGCGTATGCCATTCGTTGTCAAATGCGCCGAATGACCCCAGCTTCGTGTTCTGGTCAGCGTTACCCTTGTGGTACATCACGTTGAGGTCTGTGGCATCGCTCTGTACGTAAAACGACGCCAGCAGATTGTTACCGGCATTACCTTCCAGTGTGACACCCTGAGGCAATGAAGAAACCGGCCAGTACAGCGCCAGTGCATAACGGTTAGCAGACAGCACACCATCAACTTTAAAACGACAGCTGATAAGCCCGCCTTTCTCCAGAAGGTCTGCGCCATTACCGGCATCATGCTGCATAAACCACGAAGACCTTCCTGCCTGTTTGGTCAGCCTCAGCGCCTTACCTCCCGCAGCACCTGCATCATCAACTACCGCTGCACTCCCTCCTTCAGCTCCCCATCCCTGCGGAGTCAGTAAACCATCTGACTCTGCTGCACGGTAAGAAAGCAGCGTTGTCACTGATTTCCCGTCCGTTGACGGTGTTGGTGGTGTGTCCGGTGACGGCTTCTCATCCGGCGGCGTCACAACCTGTCCCCCCACCAGTTCAGCCGTTCGTCCTGCATGGAGAAGAATCGCTGAGGCCAGACGGTCAGAGATAATCCCCCTGCGTGCCCATGAGCTGAAATGGCTCGCACGGTCTGCTGACGTCCAGTTTGCCGACGTCCGGGAAGCTGCACCGTAATATCCTGATGCCGGAATATCCGGGTCTTCTGACGGATTGTTGGTGGGTGTGTTTGCACCACTGCTGTCCGTCATAAAAGGAACAAAGAAAATATTCTGTGCTTCCCTGCCCTTGTAACCGCCATATACCGCCTCATATTTATCGGCGTTAAGATTCTTCCAGTAATACGTGGTGTCACCACAAATCCACGGCACCGAGCCAGCACTTCCGCCAACACACTGTGCAGAATATGCAGCCATATCAGCCCTGAACTGCTGCACCATAGTGGTAAACAGGCCGCTGTGCTGCTGACTGCCGTCCGCAAGATCATTTTCCCCCTGCATCCATACCACGGCCAGAAGCCTGTTTTTCGGGTTCTTCGACAGCGCCGCTTTTGTACGGAAGAGAAAATCCTGATACAGCGGTTTACCCACTCCCCAGCGGGCTGAATTTGCCGATGCGCCAGACGTTTCGCTGAACGTGCCGTCATTACCCACGGTTAAACCAGACCCGCCACGGCAACAGGGCACCAGAAGAATCCCGGCATTCTGCGGGATATAAGGCAGCAGTTTTTTGGCAATATGCAGCCCCTGACCGACAGTCCCGTACTGGCCCTTACTCAGGTCTGCATGAGGATGGTTAAGTGCGCTCATGTCCTGAACATCATGCAGACAGTGGTCTGCCGGAATAACGTCATTGTATGCACAGGTATCACCACCCGGCGTCACAGTGCTGCGACGGGCCAGCTGCTTAATACGGGAGTCAGGGCGATCATAGGTCTCCGGCAGAGGAAGCCCCTCACCATAGGCCATACCGTTCGACTGCCCGGCCAGGGGAATAACGTAGTAATACTCCGGTTCAGTGGTAGCCACTCCCGGAGAGCCACCAGCCCCTGTGTCGGGCACAACCACAGGCGTGGTCACATCACCCTCTGCGGCAATGGCCTGCATCAGTGTATAAGGCGTGATAGCCACAGGACTGCCAAACGGCTGCCAGCCTTCCTTCAGTTTTTGTGTCAGTCGCTCCGCAAGGTCTGACGGCGACGCCGCCCTGACCACGTCATAGTGTTTAAATGCCATTATTCCTCCCCTTTCCGGGATTTTCCTCAACAGTTGCGGGCCACGGTCCGGCTACACGGAGAATCAAAAGAGGAGAACCGCAGCCCGCAAAACGAAAAAGGCCGCGCAGTTGCGCAGCCTTATCACAGATGGTAAAAATCAGAACACGATAATAAAAATCCCTGATGTATATTCATGCGCCCCGCCCGCCACTCACTGCGGGCTTTTTTTTGCCCATAGAAAAGCCCCTCCGGAGAGGGGCTTTTTACAGTGGTAGTGTAGACAATTTTGCATGGTGCCGGGTGCCTCCCGGTGAGTTCAGTATCAGCACCTGAACCCGCACAGAAAGGATAAGGGTCGGTGACAAAACACCAGTTGCTGATTGCCCCTCCGCTTAGGGGGATTCACCATGCGTAATTATTTTTAACAAAACGACTGGGTATTCTCCAGTGCCCAACATAATGAAATGTGATGTTTTTAACATTTTAAAAAAAACTATAACTTAGTGACTATTATTTTTATTACACATCCTGATTCCATAGCGAATTCATATTTTTGTTTGTACCACTCCGTATTCATATCAAAAATATCAGTTATCGATAAGAATATAGTAAACAAATAAACACATTCCGAGAAAACCAATAACTATCATAGCTAATGCCAGCATAAATAGTTGTTGTATGCTTATTTTTACCGATGAAAAGTAACGCAGAAAAATGCTCACTATACTGTCCCATAATCCTCTATGGAGCGGCCAGCGGGAATCGAACCCGCATCATCAGCTTGGAAGGCTGAGGTAATAGCCATTATACGATGACCGCATGGTGCGCCATACTGGATTCGAACCAGTGACCGATTGCTTAGAAGGCAATTGCTCTGTCCAACTGAGCTAACAGCGCTTCGTGCCCCTGCCATGTTTGAACCGGCGACCTGGCGGTTATTAACCTCTCGCTCTGACCATTAGGGCTAAAGGGGCAATAAGTTTCTTTAAAAACAGCATGCATATGCCTGCTATATAAACCACACTAACTTTTATTAAAAACAAATTCAACAAAATCAAAGTTAGCGATACTTCTTTATCTAATAGCAATATTAATCACTATTGTGTGATTTTGATGATACTCCATATTAAAAAACTTCTTCCATTAGCACAATGAGTGCTCAACTATCTATTGAAATAAATGAGCACAAGAGGTATACATATCTCCACAGCAGACATTCTATCTAAAAGTTCACAAAAACAGACATCATGATAAAAAATATTTTTATAATAATTTCAAGCATCCTCTGCATGGGGCTAATTGTGAATCATCCTCAAATCGACAGTGAAATATCGACAAATGAAATAATCAATTGCCTTTCTAAGACAATTCAAGAAAGTGGTTATATATTGGATCTCAACGGCACCAAACCACCAATTAATGCAAAAGAATTCGCAACATATAGAATGTCAAAATACACCGGCTCATTCTGGATAGAATATTCAACGGAAGGAAGACCAACAAGGAATGTTGGCATAATAAATGCAACAAATGATAATTATAATACTTTGAATGATGCGTTGCAATTTTGTATTAATAACATGACGTAATATTAACATCAACAATTAATATGTGTACATCCCCGTGAGCAAACCGTTCGTAATACCAGTGAGCAACAACAGCATGCGCTCCAAGGTCTGAACGGCTTCGCCCATATGATATGGTTCAGCACATTAAAACGTTTACGCATCACGATTTCAATATCAGATGCCAGGCGATGTCCACAGAACAGGTAAAGACTTCCAGCAGGTTTCAGCTCCCGCCAGAACTGAGCCAGACACTGGTCCAGCCACTTCAGGTAATCATCGTCGCCCTTCCACTGATTGTCCCAGCCCTCGGGTTTCACTTTGAAATACGGCGGATCGGTAACAATCAGGTCAATGGAATCATCAGGCAGGGACTGAATAAAATGCAGGCAATCAGCGTTGATTAAATCAACACTGTTTATTTTTACAGTATTTTCATGGATCAGTAAGCGTAACTCTGGTAGGCTCACTCTGCTTTTGCGCTAAAGCAGTGGGCCGTGGTTCGCTTGTGACCAGTAAGCATGAGCGAATGGCTGGCAGGTGCTACCAACACCCACCAGCCGCCCATTTTCACAGCAGGAAACCGCCATTACTGGCAGCGTCTGAATTTATTCCCGTACCCGCCGTTATCCTTCGCCAGACCCGCCAGAACTAACTGAGTCAGTATTAACTGGCACCGGGCTTCGCTTACTCCGGTAGTTCTCGTCATCATACGTGGCGTTACCCACTTGTCAGCAGGTAAGAAATGAAGGACTGCGGCGGCGGTTTCTGTCATATCTTGCTGTTTTAGCATGTCTTTTTCCCTTCTGGTTAACATGACATACCAATAACTCTTGTCGAAAAAGCCAGCAAGCTGAAAGACCCGTATTCGCAACCACCAGCGCGTTTACTGTACTGACGCGATTTTGGGCATAAAAAAACCGCCTGGCGGCGGTTTTTTCTTACTTTGCCATCGCGTATAAAATCGGCGAAATATCAGATTTACACGAAATATATGCTCTTCAGTTCTATTTTGCAAGATATGGTTCTAAATTAAGCGACTGTTGCCGTGATCGTACCCGCATTACTGAAATAAGCGCATCCCTGTCCAGCCCCTCTGCACTACCCCGCATAGCCAACCAGTGAGGCCTGTGTGTTGTTGTCCATGTAGATTTAGCAACTCCCATCAACACCGCCAACGCCTGATGTTCATAAGTCTCACGCCCGACCAGCTCGCTCTTCACATCCTGTACAGCCAGCCAGATCAACCTCTTCAGGCGTTCCTGCGTTTTCCCCGCTATTTTTCTGGTACCGGATTGAGCCTTAAACTCACTCCATACCCACTGTGTTATGGTGACCTGATCTTCCCAGCAAACATTTCCACTGTAGCACCACAGTAACCACGCCTTCTGATGCTCTTCCAGTTCCAGAACGGCACGCCGCCACGATGATGTTGCAAACTCAACCGGACTGACCAGCGCAATTGATGAGCCTTTCGCCAGTGATTGTTTACCCGGGATCGGTGGGTTATCCCGCGTGATCATTTTTCCGGTTACCTCATCGCGGTAACGAATTTTTTTGCGTCTGTAACGCCCTGTATCGTACAGGGCATTTTCCTGCCAGGCTTCCAGCTGGCCTTTTGTCGACCCACTGAGATCCGCTGTGGCAATCATGAGTTGCTCACGAACAAACTGTAAATACTGGTTATTCATGCACACCCCACCTCTGTAATTTTTATCTCCAGCCGTCCACCTGATACTGGCTGGCCACGTACAATATTGATTTCATCAAACTGCTCATCGTCCATTAACACTCCCGCATGCGTCAGCGCATCCAGCGGTGCTTTCAGGATATTGTCCAGGTCGCGACGACGCTTATCCGGTGGCTCTGCAATCACCTTTATCGCCAGCCTTCCGGACAGGCTTAATTTCAGCCGCTGCTGGCGAACAATAAGCGCCACAGCCCGGCGATAACGCTTTCCCTCCTCCGAGATAAAATATGTGCTGCCACGGCGTCGCCAGTAAGTGTTCACCGTCGGCGGGTAAGGTAAAACCAAATCTATGAGCATCAGTCACCTCTTTTACCCAAGCACGCCAGTTGCAAAGGCGTGATCAAGAAAACGAAAAATTAAATCAACCTGAGAACCATGCTTTTCTTCGAACGCCAGCGGATCCGCATGAAGCTCGTTGTGATGCTCCCGACACAGCGGTAGCGTGAAAATATCGTGAGATTTTGTC